CCCAGTCAACTAGCTTTCTGGACAGCAGACAATACTTTTAAAATGAGAAAAGCTATTGTAAATTTTGGTCCAAACACATATCTAGATAGCAAAAAGAAATCTGTTGTTGGAGTAGATAATTTAATTACTTTAATTCCACAGATTGTAGATCAAAATGGAGTACAATGTACAGATATTACAGAAATAGGAATTAAAAATCTACAGAAATTAGATTTTCCTATCAGTATAAATGGAGCAGATACCAGTATATACAAGTCTACAACAACAAATGGCGGATCGGTTACGTTTCAATTAGACAAAATAGGATACGCATCCATTAGATTTAAAGCCCTAGTACCAGAACTAAGCACAGTTTGGCTTAGTATATACCCTGAATTATATGGATATGATGCCGACCAAATGATAGCGTTTAATACTTGGGTAAACAGTAATCAGTCAACGCCAAATACAGTATAAATATAGAATAAGGAAAGAGCGACATGTCATATACAATTTACCATTATAACCCAAATTTACCAGCGATAACTACAGTTGCCGATGGTACAGTTGATACAACAACTGATCTTAAATTGATTGGTAAAAGTTATGCTGGATACGGTTTAGCACAAAACGAAAATTTTGTTTATTTGTTAGAAAATTTTGCTAATAGCGTTGCTCCAGTTAACCCGCTGACAGGACAGATTTGGTATGATAGCTCTTCTGCTAAAATTAAATTTTATGATGGTACTCAATTCCGCGTAGTAGGCGGAGCAGATGTAAGTGCTACAACTCCATCGGGATTAAGTTTAGGTGACTTTTGGTTTGATACCCAAAGTAATCAGTTATTTGCTTATAATGGTTCTAGTTATACATTGATTGGTCCACAAGCAGTTAATGGTTCTGCTAATACACAGATGCAGAGTATTAGCCTTAAAGATAAAGCAGGTGGATCACATGCTGTAATTGCCGCGTACGATAATGGTAATGTAATTTTTACTATTAGCAGTGATTCGGCATTTGAACAAGATTCAACAGCAAATGCTACATTGGGATTCAGCACTGGATATGATTGGATTTATAAAGGTGTTACACTAGTTAATACAAATAATCCTTCTCAGATTGGTGTTACAAACGGGACTCTTGATACATCTAGCAATTCAAACGACACTAATTTATTTAGATTCTGGGGAACTGCTACTAACGCAGACCAATTAGGCGGTGTTAGTGCTAGCGGATATGTTTTAAGTAGCAATGCTGTGTTTGGTACACAAGTTAATTTTAGCGACCAAGGTTATACAGTAGGTGCTAGTGTTAAGTTACAAGTATTCAATGATGGTAATACTACGCCAACTTTCAGAAGCACAGTAAACAGTACTCCTATAGTATTTGAAACAACAAACTCTAGTAGTCAAATATTAGTTCCTTTACAGTTACTTAATAATCAAGTATTACCAGGTTCGGATTTATCATGCGATTTAGGTGCGAATACTGGAGGCGGACAAACTGGTACAAGCCAACAGCGTTGGAGAAATATATATGCTAGTTATGTTTATGCTACAGCACAGCAAGCGGATGCCTTAACAATCCAGCCATCGGTATCTGGAGCTAACCAAGCAAGCATTGCCAATTATACTAGTGGAACTAGTATTGTCGCTAGAGATGCTGGCGGCAATATCAATGTAACTCAAATGAATGGTATTGCTACTAGCGCAAATCAGTTATTATTGGGTACTAATTATGTTCCAACGGCAGTTACAAATACTGCCAGCACAATTATGGCTAGAGATGCTAGCGGTAACACATCTGTAAACATTTTAACAGGTACAGCTACTCAAGCAAATACGCTAGCATTTAATGGTGGGTATGTAAACGCAACAAACGCAGGAACAGCAAGTACTATTGTAGCACGTGACAGTAGTGGCAATTTTACTGCTAGTACAATTACAGCCAATTTAACAGGTAACGTAACAGGCATTTTAACAGGTAATGTTAAAGCAACTGATAATTCAGTATTAGTCGATGCTACGGCAAAAGCATTTACTGGAACGCTTACAGGCAACGTAACTGGTATTGCTAGTAAAGCAACTACATTAATTGTTAATGGTACAACTTATGAATCGGCAACTACTGCTTCTTCGGCTAGTACTATTATGGCTAGAGATAGTTCTAGTAACGTATATGCTAATATATTTTATGGTACTGCTACTAGTGCCAATTATGCTGACTTGGCAGAAAAATATTTGGCAGATCAAGAATATGAAACAGGTACAGTGGTTAGTGTAGGTGGTGAAGCAGAAGTTACAGCTTGTAATTATGGTGATCTAGCCATTGGAGTTGTAAGTGCTAATCCAGCTTATCGCATGAATGAAAGTTTAGAAGGCGGCACATTTATTGCTCTTAAAGGTCGTGTTCCTGTTAAAGTTACAGGAGCAATACGCAAAGGACAACGATTGATTGCCGCAGGAAATGGTACAGCCGTAGCTGCAGTTCCACACGCAAACGATGTATTTGCTGTAGCATTAGAATCTAGTGACGACATCAGTGTTAAACTAGTAGAGTGCGTAATTTTATAAATAAAATACTTTAAAAAAGAGGTTAAAAATGGCGTCAGTAGGTTCAAAAGTAACAGCGAGCGATTTTAATAGTGTTCAATCGACTATTAACACAGTATTGGGAACTTATTATGGCCAGTCGCTTGCTAGTAGTCAAGTTTCGGCTAACACCTCAAAGATTACAGCCGCGCAGTGGCAAGCATTATATACTGATATTTTAAAAACTTATAATCACCAAAATTCAGTTAATGGAAGTTTGACATACCCTACTACTAGTACTGTAGTTTCAGCGGGCGTTTTTAATAACTACCAAACTATGGCTACCAATTGCCAGACTAATTATACAAATTTTTATTCAGGTTATTCGGCAACACAGTCATTTAGTACACTATCGATACCTGGAGGTTGGGGCAATAGTTCTACTAATACTGCTATACATACACTTTCTGTTGCTTTTAGTAGTGCTACTACCGCAGGATATTATTTCAATGCTGGCAGCCAAATAAGAATTACTGCTAGTTTAGCTAGTAACGGTAGTGCCAAAGATAACAGCTGGAGCAGTATGTTAAGCCATATGGGAACTATAGCGTTTGGTGTTAATAGCACTACTACATTAGCTGGAGCTGTTACACCGGGCACAGGTTCAAGTATAGGATTCAATCAACTTACAGGATCTTATCAGCAGATCTACTCTAAAGGTACAGAAAACTCTACCTATACGCCAAACACTTATAATATCTACGCTAGTATTAGTGGTGGAACAATAACTTTTAAAATAGAATTTGAAGATTTGTCAGGACCAGCTTATCAAGGTATATATAATATTGACGAAGCAGTAGGTGGTACAGCTACTAGTTCAACTTCTTTATACTATGCTTCTGGATCGGGACAAGTATCAGTAACAAGTTATTTGCCAAGTCTTGGTACTAATAGCTACGCCTATAGTACTCCAAATCCTTAATACCAATATCCATTGACAAACTAATTACAGTAGCGTATTATAGTACACTACGGAGTTTGTCATGGACGAAAGAATAGAAAAAGCCTTTGCTGTTGCCAATTATATGTCAACACTGAGCAATCAAAGAAGAATACTATTAGAAGAATATAGTCAAAAACTAGTATTCTACATCAATGGTGCTAGTTTTAAAATAACACCAGAATTAATTACTTTTACTAAAACTATTTTAGATCTTGGCTATACAGAAGATGTGGCTTTTATTGATGCAAATAATTTTCCTGTCATCATAAATGATGTACAAGATTTTTTCGATAAAATTAGTCTTACTTATTTTGAATCGACTAATGATTATGCGGCTAGATATGCTGATTTAAAAAGCAAAAGAAAAATTTCTGATATAGTAGAGCTATGATAAACGGAGCAATAATTTTTGCTCAAAATAATTCTAGTTTAGACTATGTTAAACTAGCAGTATTTGCGGCTAGACGTGTAAGAGAATATTTAGACATTCCTGTTAGCATAATTACAGATAGTGTTGACTGGCTTAATACAGGATACCCGGATCATCCATTTGATCAAATAATACCAATTGGTTATCAAGATACAACACAGTACAAAAAGTTTAATGATGGAACTGTGGCTAGCAAAACCCTTGAGTGGAAAAATTTAACAAGAAATTTAGTATATGATCTTACTCCTTACGATCGTACACTAGTTATTGATAGCGACTATATAATTAATTCAAGTGTATTAAAACCTGCTTTTCTTAATGATTATGATTTTCAAATTTATCACACTAACATGGATTTAGCATCATGGCGTAGCACAGCAGAATTTACAAGATTAAATCAGTACAGCATACCTTTTTATTGGGCTACAACATTTGTATTTCAAAAGAATACAATTACACAAGCCTTTTTTGATCTAGTAAGTTATATTAAATCTAATTGGTTATACTTTAGAAATTTGTATAGTATAGATGATAATAAATTTAGAAATGATTTTGCCTTTAGTATAGCAATACACATTATGAATGGAAAAACAAATGGCGGGTTTGCCACAGAGTTACCGGGCATTATGACTTTTATTACAGATAAAGATATAATGATATCTTTAGAAAAAGACAAAATGAAGTTTTTAATAGAGAAAGAAAATTATTTGGGAGAATACACGTTAGCTAAAACTCAAGGAATTGATGTACATGTTATGAATAAACTAAGTCTTAGCAGATTCATAGATGGAGGTTCTGGTGTCTAAGGGATTTTTAATTTTTGCTAAAAATACAGATGTTGATTACGTTGAACAAGTATGTGCGTTAGCATTGAGTATTAAGTATAGTCAAACTATTGATAGTGTAAGCATAGTAACAGATGATAGTGTTCCTGAAAAATATTCTAGATTATTTGATAATATTATTCCTATTCCGTTCAATACTGATACTACCAGCACCTTAGCAACTGAACATAGATGGAAGTTATTCCATGCTAGTCCTTATAATGAAACAATAGTGCTAGATGCCGACATGTTATTATTAGAAGATATTAAAACATGGTGGGATTATTGTGCCAATTATGACCTTAAATTCTGTAATAGAATAAAAAATTACAAACTAGAAACAGTAGTTGATACTGTCCATAGAAAAACATTTATAGCAAATAAATTAACTAATCCATACTTTGCTCTACACTACTTTAAAAAAACAAATACAGCACTTGAATTTTATAAATTGCTAGAATTTATTTGTAATAACTGGGAATGGTGTTGGGGGAAATTCGCTCCTGAAGAATACCAAAATTGGCCTAGTATGGATCTTGCCAGTGCTATTGCTATAGAAATGATGATGTGCCAAGATACTGTATTTGATCAATATTGTCCTTTAGAATTTATACATATGAAAAGTCCGTTACAAGGATGGACTGTTTATCCAGAAAAATGGACAGATTCAGTATCTTGTATATTAAACAGTAAAGGTGATTTAGTAGTAAACAATATCAAGCAAGGAAAAATATTTCATTATGTAGAAAAGGATTTTATAACTCCTAAACTACTAGAACGGTTAGAAGGATTGGCAAATGGCAAAGCGTAAATTTAAACCAATTGATAATTCTGATCATGAGTATTATGCTTATTTCGATCCATTAACCGATAAAGTATTTTTAGTTACAGCAGAGCAACACCCTGCCCACAAATATTTTGCTAAGATAACTAAAGATCAACATGCCGAAATAACATCTGATAAAGTTAAATTTGAAGACTGTATAATTGATCGCGTAGTTCAATCTGACGGATCTATCGAACATAAATTGCTGACTAAACAAATGTCAGACGAATTTAGTTTTAAAAGAAATAGTTTTTTATGGATTACAGAACCAGTAGATGCTAATACCGAGTTTGTTGTTACATGGAACAAAGAAAATAAACAATGGAGATTCCATGTAACTGACGCTGGTCGTAGTGTATTGTCGGGAGCAAGTTATGATAATACACTTGTAGTATTTGTTACATTATCTACAGACTTAGATTTTTTAGTAAGAACTTTTTATATAAGAATACACGATGTTCTTAAAGCAGGTGAAATTATTTTTGATTTTGAAAGTACATTAGAATCTCACATTGAAAACTTGTCAGTATCTACTAAAAAGTTTTTTACATATTATGGAATAAAACATGATTAAAATTATAGAACAGGATATTATATTTCTCAGCTATGATGAACCAAATGCTGAAAAAAATTACGCAGATTTATGCGATAAAGTACCTTGGGCAAAACGTGTTCATGGAGTTAAAGGCAGCGATGCAGCGCACAAGGCTTGCGCCGCCTTAAGTGAAACAGAATATTTCGTTACTGTGGATGCTGACAATATCGTCGATCCAAAATTTTTAGAAGTTGAAATTGACCTTGATAAATTAGGTCTTACACCCGAGCATGTATTCAGTTGGTGCGGTCGTGTACATGTAAATGGACTTATGTATGGTAATGGTGGTTTAAAATTATGGACACGCAAGTTCGTAAATGAAATGCGTACACACGAAAATAGTGACCCAACGGATACTAAAGGTCTAGTTGAATTTTGTTTTGACGACAAGTATTATCAGTTTAATGAAAGTTATAGTGAAAGTTTTACTAACGCAACTCCCTTTCAAGCGTGGCGAGCAGGGTTTCGTGAAGGTGTAAAAATGAGTTTAGACCAAGGAGCTAAGGTAAAAGATCTTAAAACAATTTGGTGGCAAAATTATCATAGGCTTTTAGTATGGGCTAGTGTTGGCACAGATGTAGAAAATGGTATATGGAGTATAATGGGTGCTAGAGAAGGTTGTTGGAAAACAAACTGTACTGATTGGGACTATAGCCAAGTAAGAGATTTCGAATGGTTAACAGACTACTGGAATACTACACACGAGCAAGCCAAGCCTGAAGAGATGACAAAATACATTAATTTTTTAGGATCAGAATTAAAAGAAAAATGCAAATTGGAGATAGCAAATTTAGATTCTGCTGGCAGTCGATTTTTCAAAACAGTATATAATAATAGTCCTCGTATATTGAGAAAACGCCATGTATGATATAGTCTTTATTAGTTACAACGAAAAGTACGCAGATGAAAATTTTGCTAATCTAAAAGAACGATTTCCTTTAGCAAAACGTGTACACGGAGTTGAAGGCATACATCAAGCACATATAGCCGCTGCACGTAAATCGTTTACTAAAATGTTTTGGGTAGTAGATGCGGATGCTGTGATATTAAATGATTTTAAATTTGATTATCAAGTTCCAGATTGGGATTTAGATGTAGTTCATGTATGGCGTAGTTTAAATCCCGTTAATAATTTGTCATACGGATACGGCGGAGTTAAACTGCTACCAAAATTTCTTACACTTAAAATGAACACTGATACTATAGATATGACTACAAATATCAGTGCTAATTTTAAAGCTATGGATGCTATTAGCAACATTACAGCATTTAATACAGATCCATTTAGTACATGGCGTAGTGCCTTTAGAGAATCTTGTAAATTAGCAGTAATTAATAATGAAGAATCTTTATCTAGATTAGATGCTTGGTGTAACTTAAACACAAATGCCGAGTATGGATTTTATGCGTATATAGGAGCATTGTCTGGAAGAGATTACGGAGAAAAAAGTGCCTCCAATAAGGAGGCACTTGCTAAGATAAATGATTTTAATTGGCTAGAAGTTCGTTGGCTAGCGGAAAAATCTCAGATATCACTTTAGCACAAGCAATAGCAACTTCCTGGTGCTCTTTTTGGGTGCCGTTTGCGCTACGTAATTCGATAAAATGAATCCAACTACGCAACGTACCATTCATGTACAACCGGCTTTCAATCAATCCTTCTGGCAATACAGCACGGGCTTGTTCTTTAGCAATGCCTTTTAGAATAGCCCACTCATATGCTTCGCGTGATTGTTTAATAACTAACTCTTGCATACGTTCCCACTGATAAGCCAGGAATCTATCTTCGTCATTATTGTGAACGTCTAATTCTATGCTGTTTTGTCTATTTTTGAGATCTTGTCTTCTCGCATCTCGCAATACAAACGACAAGTCTCGAGTAGGGTCAGCATATCGCTGACTGAACTCTTGGAAACTGAAGCTTCTATGTCTAAGGATTTGTCGGGCAATATCTCTTGTTGTGGTGATTTCAATACAGGCTGAGACCATTTCGAGTGGGCTCCAGTGTTGGTGTTTAACCAAGTAGCGGATGAGTTTGTCTGACGTCTCTGTGTTGAGTTGATTCGATGGATTGGACACACGGGCGCAATAGGCAATGAGTTCTTGAGCGTCTGAGATTCCCATATTAGAGAATTCTTCAGTTGGTTTGCTGTAACTAAGTAGTCTAACATTCATTATTTATAACTTCTTTTTCTTTAAAAATTTTTGAGTGCTGGCTTCTACATCTTTGCGAACTAGCTTTGTATCCAATTTAAAATCTACATTATCTATATTAGATTCGTATTCTTTAAAAAGCTCAGCAAGATTCTTTTCAAAGGCTTCCCAGCCCTCTTTCTTAGTCTTTGCTGTTATTTTAATTTCCCAAGACTTGCCGTCCTTAAAATTGACCAAAACGGTATGGAGATACCTTAAAGGTACGACATTTAAATGTACGTCACCGAATACTTCTGGCCAATGCTCTATGACATCCTTGGGAAGAGGTCTTCCCGTGTTAGTCATTTACGCTTTTTTCTTGGTCGGAGACAATTCCTCTGCCTTGCGTCGATAGTTAGCGGCTTCTTTCGCTAGCTTGTCAGCTTGACTGCGATAGAATTTAGCTTCAGCTTCTGGGCTTTCAAAAGTAGTTGGAGCAACAGAATCAGTTTTTACAATAGCTGGAACTTCTGCTACTGTAGCTGTTTCTTTTTTATCCTCTAATTTCTTATCTAGAGTTTCTTTAAGACTTAGATCATCAACTGCTACACCGCGTTGTTCAGCAATAATCTGATTAAGTTCACTTAATAAAACTCCCATGCCAGGAACTGGAGTCATTTCAATAGCACTAGTCGGTGCCTTAATCAATCTATTGTTCATATGTAGCCAAGGCAACATACGTGAACCATCTGGAAATTGAGTACGATCCAATGCTTCGGCAAATTCCCATGAAGCTTGACCTGATTGACTTTCTACCAAATTAATAATAGCATCATGATAGATATCAGGCATATTTTCGGTTGGCACAATCAAACATGCATGTGCTTCGCCAGGCAATGTGCGATATGCCACTAGACATTTCTTATTAGTGGCAACAACACGACCTACGTGTTTAAGTTCTTGGGCCATATTAAGCTCCTGTTGGTGCTGTCGCTGGTGCTGTCGGTGCGGCTGGCTGTTGTGGTTGTGCGGCTTGTTGTGAAGCTACTGTTTCTAAAAATGATGTTAGTTTGGTATATGTTTGACCAACTGCTACCATTTCATTTGGTTTGAATGCGCCACGTGAACTAGCGATATCGATAATAACCTTCATTGCGTTTAAATCATTGATAGTTAGATCGTTAGATTGTTGTGCTTCAGCGGCGCCTGCGGCTGGTTGTTGTACAGTATCAGTCATAGTATCTCCTTTTGTAAAGTACGTATATAATTTATCTCGTCTGTAAAAAAGGACAGGCAATCGTGAAGAAACTGAGTTCTTTTTCTGATTCAAAACCAATACGGGTTGTATATATGATTGTGTTAGTATTGTCTAACATAATACCCTGTCCTATATAGTACCTATTATTTAGATTCTTACGAATCCAACCATCGATGGATTTGACTAGGCTAGGGTTATATTTGTCTACGTTTGTATATTTAAAATGAGGGCAGGCAAACTCGACCCTCCTAAGATCGAAATAATCCAAAGGATTGGGCTTGCCATTCTTTAATGCCATTACGCCGCCTCTTTAGCAAATTCGTAATAAGCATATTCTCCAAAAGGTGGAACAATCTTATCTGTGCCGTGAATGATGAACACTGTATCACAGTAGTTTTCATCACCCCAGCTACCCCAAGGATAACCATCTGTAAACATGATAAACTTTTTAGGTTGAATGTCATGTTCTTTCATGTATTCCCAGTTAGCATCAAACTCGGTGCCGCCACCGCCCATTGGCTCATAGCTATCGAACTCGTCGATGTTATAACCGTCGAAGTCGGCTTCGTTGTAAACACGAGTATCAAAGCACCATACTTTAATCTTAAAGTCTTTGTATTCTTCCATAATGCCTTTGATCTCTGTTAAGAAATCTTTGGCTTGTTCATCACCAATAGAACCAGACATGTCAATTGCCACGCAGATATCGATTGTTTCTTGGAACTGAGTTCCAGGCAATACAGCACTCATGTGCCAGCCCTTGCGGTTAGGACGCATGAATGAATAGTCGTTTTTAATAGTACTTTGGATTTGTTGACGCAGAATTTCACGCCAATTCATCTTAGGCTCTGTCAATTCTTTAATCATGCGTTGTACACTAGCAGGAGTATTGCCAGCACCTGCGGCTTGTGCGGCTTGCATTGTAGCTTCACGGATCTCGTCACGGATCTGTTTTAGTTCTTCTTTAGTGTACTTTGGCTGACCATCTTTACCATTCTCGCCCCAGTCAATGTGATCATCAAGTAGTTGACCCAATTGGTTAAGTTCTTCTTCATCCATTTCGTCGAAGATCTTGTCGTAGACTTCTTCTGCTCCCATGCCATAGTATTTTGGATCATGGAAGATTTTGATACCTTCGATATTGTGTTCACCAATTCGGTCACGTACTAACTGTCCATTAACACAATAGTCTGCGGCAATATTAAAAATACGAGGATCACGGTGATCTCTACGACCCATATGATCAAATACATTATGTAAGATTTCGTGAGCAATAACGAACTCTACTTGTTTAACTGATAGAGGTTCAAAAAATTCACGATTAAAATAGATAGTACGACCATCTGTAGCCGCGGTACCCATCCATTCGGAACCTTCTTCAATCTTTAGGCGTGTAGCCATATTACCAAAGAATGGATGGCGAAGTAGTAGACCTACACGGGCTACGATAATTTTGTCGATGATTGGATCTACGTTAGACATAATGCTCCTTTACTATATGTATATATTATAACACCTCCCGCAGGAGGTGTCAAATGCTACCAAATCAATTACTTTTCAGTAGCTTGGGCAATAAAGCGTCCATATTTGGCATGGAAATCATCAAAACATTTGATCTCATCTGGATCCAATGGCAATTTGTAAGTGCTCAAAGCCAATTTAGTACCCATAATAACCAATTCTGTTTCAAAGTTATTCATCATAAATTCGAAGAAATTGTTTACTTGCTCATTCCAATTTTTAGCTTTCTTCTCGCAGGAATCTTTCAATTCATAGCATAAGGAAACTGTCAAACTATACATGGCACTAATTTCTTTAGAATCCATCTTTTTAACTTTACCACTCAAAATGTCGCTTGGATTTGGCATTTTGCTAGCAACTTTTCGGTGAGCCATAAAACTCACAGCCAAACCTTCACCGACAGAACCTGAAACCAAATCAGTTAAAGTGTCAGTATCTACGTCATCGTCAGTAAGCAATTCGCTTACAAATGACCAAGAGCGTGGAGTAGCAAATGCACGTGAGCTAGATTTTGGATCAAAATCATACAAGCTCTTTTTAGAGAAACTCAAAAAGCCCACAACATCCTGGTGAATCTTGTTCTCTACAGCCCACTCAAAATAGTCGTCCCAATTAACAGCCATTTCCAAGTGAACAAAACGGTTAGCTAACGGAGCAGGCATACGGAATGTAACGCCTTTGTCAGTTTCACGATTACCAGCCGCAACTAGTACAACATTGTCGGGAAGGTGATAGGTACCTACACGACGGTTTAAAATAAGCTGATAAGCTGCCGCTTGAACAGCAGGAGCCGCACTATTCATTTCATCCAAGAATAGGATAATTTGTTTATGTTGTTTAGCCAATTCTGCATTTGGCAATTCGCTAGGAGGTGCCCAACGCATTGTGCTATCGTTGCTATCAAAATATGGAATACCTTTGATGTCTGTAGGTTCCCACAGACTCAACCGAACATCGATCACGTGAGCATCAAGCTCAGTACCAAGTTGTTTGATAATATCGGATTTGCCAATTCCTGGAGGACCCCACAGGAAGATTGGACGCTTGTTTTGGAAAGCCTTACGCAGGGACTTTTTAGCACCGCTAGGGCCTACTGTACGGCTTGAAATTTCTGGCATTTTATTTCCTATCTTAGTTGAAAAAATACAAGTTGATGTAACGCTGTATATATGTATTGTATAGGAAACCTAGGGTTGTGTCAACTATTATCTTGAGCGGCCAATTCTTTTTCTCGCTCATTCATAGCTTTAATTATGCCAAATTTTCTAATGTCGTCCGAAAACAACATAAGCTCAAAACCTTTGCGTTCCGAAAAGACAGTGATTGACATAGGAGTTAGATAATATGGACAGTCCACATACCTTTCCAAAAATATGATAGTTTGAGGACTTAGTTCAATTGGTTCGGTAAATGGAATCTCGTACTCTTTCAAATCCAATTCTTGCGTAAGGAACTCATATCCTTCGTCGCTTAATCTAAAATTGTTTTGTTTACCTGCTCGAGTGCTTTGCCACCATTTTCGACTGAATAGTTTTACATTGGCTTCGTCGGTACTCTTACCCCATTGTTGTAAGAATATTTTGGTTAATGTATCTCTGTTGATCATTTTACAATAGTGCCTTGGGTCAATTTAACTACTTGGAAGTCTTCTGTTCCAAATTGTAAATTGAGTTTCTTGGCAAGATTGTGTGCGTGGCCGGGATTAGAGAAAGAGACCTTTTTATACTTTGGCCCAGGGTAGCTAGTAAGGCTATTAAAACTTTTTAGGTTAAAAGGTTCGTTTTTGTAGAATACTGCCCAAATGGCTTCAGCTTCTAAAATCTGTTCAGATTTATAAGTTCTTTTGTTAGTATGCTCTAACAACACTTTTGGCTTTGGGCGACTCATTGCGTATCCTCACATTATATACGCATATATTTATCTTATTTGTCGCTAAACCCGCCACCATCCATGCTTACACTTACCACTTCGGTATTAGTACTGTTTTTAAGAGCATTGAACATTGTTTCATAGTCTTGGTGCAATTGATCCATCAATTCAACAAACGCTAGATTCATTAGTCTAGCTTGTTGAATGGGAATTTTTACTTCCTTGCTTTGACTTAGTTCTGCAGCTCTTACTATTTGAGCAAACTGTGTGATCGGGCTGAGATTAATCTGATTTGACATTGCTCAATACCTGTTTCATTTCAATTTCAGTCTTAAACGGGCCTTTATAATCGTTACGTTCTAGTGTAATAACCTTAGGACAGAATGATTTAACCCATCCTTTGTTGAATTTAATAGTATAGTAACCGGCACAATATAGACTTTTACTAGCATTACTCTTGGTAAATAGAGGT